TTGGGTGTTGCTGTAGAAGATATTAAGTCTACATTCTTCGGTTTTAATACAGCTGCTAAATTAGCTGGTGCATCTAGTATGGAAGCGTCTAATGCTTTTAGGCAGTTAGCACAAGCGTTAGGTTCAGGAAGATTACAAGGAGATGAATTTAGAAGTTTAGCTGAACAGGTACCAACACTTTTACAACCTATAGCCCAAGAATTAGGAGTTACAATAGGCGAACTTAAAAAATTTGCATCAGAAGGTAAATTAACAAGTGATGTAGTCTTAAGAGCGCTTAAGAAGATTGAGAAAGATGGTGGTGCTTCATTAGAAGCATTGGTAAAAGCAGACCCGACTCAGGTATTCAAAAACTTAACAAATGCAACAGAAGATTTATCTAGAGCTATAGGAAATAAATTAAATCCAGTCGTTTTACCAGCTGTCAGAGCATTAACAGATTTAACGAATGCAGTTGTGGGCTTTATTAATTCGCCTATAGGTCAAACAACCGCAATATTTCTTGGAGTCGCTGCTGCTGTAAAAGCGTTGACCACTGCTGTCACTTTATTATCTGCAGCCAAAACTGTATTAATTGCAAAATTTATTGCCACTAAAGCTGGTGCTATAGCTTTTGCAAAAGCAAATGCTACAGCTTCGGTTGCAACAAAGGCATTAGCTATATCTACAGGCGCTTTGACAATAGCTTTAAACGCTTTGCCTCTAGTTGCTCTAGCGACACTATTAGGAGTGGCTACAACTGCAATTATCAAGCATAGGCAAGAACAAAAGAAATTTAACGATGTCGTTAACGAAGGGTCTGAAAAAGAAGTTAATGACCTATTGAAAAAACAAATGAAAATAAGAGATGAATTAATAAAAAGACTAGATAAAGCAAATGGCAACTCGAAACGAGGATTACAAAACAGAATTGCTGAAATCAACAAAGATATAGAATTACTTGAAGGTAGAAATAAGATTTTAGAAAAAGATAAAGAAATAACTGAAGAACAAGAAAAAAGAAATAAAAAAATAGAGGAAGGCCAGAAAAAGATAAAAGAACAAGAAGAGGCTGCAGAATCCCTAAAGAAAAAATTTATGGAAATAGGTCAAGCAGTAGAAGATGGCATTGTTCAAAATCTCACAGACGCTGTTATGGGAACACAAACATTAGCAGAAGCTGCGATTAGTGTATTAAATCAGTTAAAAAGAAAACTTATTGAAGTTGCAATACAAAATGCAGTTTCAGGCTTTGGTAATTTCTTAGGCAACGCACTAGGCAGTATATTTGGAGGAGGTTTTAGCACAATAGGAGGTAAATCTTTAACAACTGCTGCAGGAACAAATATTGGTAAAGCTGGTTTTATGCCATCTAATCCAATATTTAGAGGAGCAAAAGCCAAAGGAGGTAGTGTACGTAGCGGAGGTAGTTATCTAGTCGGTGAACGTGGACCCGAATTATTTATGCCAGCAAGGTCTGGTACGATTATTCCTAACAATAATTTAGGTGGTAAAGGCATTACTAATAACATAGTTGTAAATGTCGATGCTAGTGGAACAGCTGTTCAAGGTAACGATGCAGAATCTAACGAGTTTGGAGAACAGCTTGCAGCAGCAATACAAGCTGAAATAGTCAATCAAAAACGATCAGGAGGTTTACTTAACTAATGGCAACATTTCCTATAGCTAATCCGATTTATAACACTAGGATTAACACTAATACAGACCAAATAGTTGTTAGTTTTGGAGACGGCTTCGAGCAAAGATTAACTACAGGGTTGAATCAAAATCCTATAACTGTAAATTTAGTTTTTGAAGTAGCTAGTTCAGTTGCTAATACTGCTGTAGATTTTCTACAAGACAGAATCGAAGATGGCGCATCTTTCGAATTTACTTTGCCAGATGAAACGACAGCACGTAAATTTGTGTGTACTAGATTTCCTAGAACTCTGCCTTTCTTAAATAGAACTAGACTAAGTTGTGTTTTTCGAGAAGTATTTGAACCCTAATGGCTATACCTTTTTCAGAATTAAATAAAATTAACCCAAGTTCTATAATCGAACTTTTTGAATTAGAACTGACACTTGGTAAGCATATTCCAGCTGACAACCCTTTGAGTTTGCCGACTATATACAGATTTCATGCTGGAACAAGTCTAAATTTCTTTGGGGAACTTAAATATAGAAGTGAATCTTATCAAAGAGTAGTGGTAAAAGCTGAAGGCTTTGAACGCAAAAGTACAGGAGTTATTTCAAGACCTACACTTACATTTTCCAATCTAGGTGGAATCGTAAAAGACCCAAATACTGATGTAGTTATTACTATGAGTGATTTTTTACAGCAAGTTAATCAAGTGACACCTAATAATGATTTGATAGATGCAAAAGTTACAAGGAAAATGCCATTAGCATCTGCATTAGATAATAATAATTTCACTACTAATGTAAATCCATTTGGAACACCTAGTAATGATAGATTGCGTGATGAAATATTTGTAATTGATAGAAAAGCAATGGAAAATAGAAAAATTGTTGCATTTGAATTAACAGCTGCACATGACTTAGAAAATAGACTTGTACCACAAAGAGTTGTTACAAGAGACTTATTTCCAGCTGTAGGGACGTTTGTATAATGAAAGAGTATAAATGGGCTAAAGATGCTTTTAAACACGCTAGAAAAGTATATCCAGAAGAATGCTGTGGCTTAATTATAAAAGTTGATAATGAAGAAATTTATTGGAAATGCAATAACATAGCGAAAGCGTATAAAGAAAAGTCATTTGTTATAGACCCTTTAGACTATGCTAGAGGCGAAGATCAAGGCGAGGTTCTTGGTATAGTACACAACCACCCTGATGGAGAACTGGCTTTTAGTCATACTGATAGAATGGCTTGTAAGTATATAGATTTACCTTTTTACCTTGTGGAACCTAATTCAGAGTCTATTATTGTTATATATCCATCTGAAATAAATGATTAAATTAACAATTTATGGACGATTGAGAAAATTTATTGGTCAATCAACATTTGAAATAAAAGCTAGAACTGCAAAAGAGGCTTTTAGCTTTCTGGTAAATAATTTTGCTGGTGTCAGGGAACATATAAAAGACCAAGAATATTGCATCATGGCTGGCGATTTAAGAATTACAGAAGAGTTACTTGATATGCAAACAGAAAGTGATATAAAAATTATTCCTGTGGTTCATGGAGAGTTTTTCTTTTTAGCAGCTGGTGCCTTGTTTACAGCTTGGGGTGCTGGTGCAACAGTATTAGGAATTACTATTGGTGCTGCCTTACAAAGCACTTTCTTGGCAATAGGTGTGAATATGTTAATTTCAGGTGTTACTGATTTAATTACACCAGACCCAAAACCATTCGACGTTGGTAGGCAAGAAGACCCAAACGACCCAAACTATAATTTTACTGGTCTGTTAAATAATACGAAACAAGGAGTGCCAATAAACATAATATATGGAGAAATGGTAGTTGGAAGCACAGTTGTTAGCTCATCTATTGATACTTTTCAAGTTGTTAATGAGGCATAAATTATGTTTCAAGATTCACCTAGAGTCATAGTTGATGCTTTATTAGGCAAAGATAAATTAAAGTCTATTGATTTCGGTACTGTTGTTGATGTATTGGCAGAAGGGCAAATCGAAGGTAGTGCCACAGCAAGTAAAGCTGGTATCACAGACAAAACAAGCACTGCTTATAAAAACTGCCTTTTAAAAGATTTATTTTTAAATAAAACTGCTGTTCTACAAGCAGATGCTAGTAATAGTAATCCAAGCGCTTCTGAATTTAACTATCCAGTAGAAAACTTGACATTTGAGTTTCAAGATGGGACAGCAAATAATGAGGTTTTATTTGCAGCTGAGCAACAAAGTAGTGAAGTAATTACAGGCGATAAAGGCCAAGAATGTACTTTTCCTGTAGGTGGTTCAGCTACTGCAAGATCAGCAACTATATCGAATATTGCAATCGACACTGTACAAGTCAAAGTAAAATTTGACCAGTTTTTTAAATTAAATACATCAAATGGAAATAGAGAATCAACCTCTGTTCAAGTAATTATAAAAGTCAATCCAAATAACGGACTACCACAAACAGTTCATAACGAAACTGTAAAAGGAAAAAGCTTTAACCCATACAACAGAGACTATGGAATAAACTTAAAAAATTTAAACGGATATAATACTACTGCTGTAGGACAGTCTGGTGCATTCTTTCCTATAGTTGTAAGTCTTGAAAGAGGAAACGACGTAGGAGATAACAATACATTTAACACAATGAGACTTGCTGAGATGAGGCAAATAATACGAGAGCAAAATAATTATCCAAATATCGCTTATACGGCTTTACGATTTAGTTCAGAATTATTTCCAAATAAACCAGCACGTTTCTTTCGTCTTAGAGGAAAGCTAGTAAAAATTCCACATAATTCAACTGTTGAGTTAGATACTGGACGATTAATTTATAGCGGTAATTTTAATGGAACATTTAAAGCACAGAAAGCATGGTGCAGTGATCCAGCTTGGGTTCTGTACGACTTGCTTACAGATAGCATTAGTGGCTGTGGCCTGCCAGAGAACGAACTAGATGTACAAAGCTTTTACGGCATTAGTACATATTGCAGCGCTTTAGTAAATGATGGAAACGGAGGACAAGAGCCTAGATTTTCGATCAATGTAAATATCAATAACAGACGCGATGCAATGGCAGTTATTAAAGACATCTGTTCTGTAATGAGAGCAATACCTTATTACGAAGAAGGCACTATAAAACTTGCACAAGATGCACCAAAAGATCATAGTAATCCGAGTGCTATAAGTTTTGATTATGTTTTTAACAATGCAAACGTAGTAGATGGATTCTTCGCATATACTGGAACGTCTGTAAAAACTAGATTTACTGTTATAAATGTTTCATACTTCGATCTCGAAACACAAGAAATTGATTATGTAACAGTTAAAGACACAGCAAAAATAGCTGCTTATGGAACTTTGACCAAAACAATTAACACTTTTGGTACTACTTCGAGAGGTATGGCTCAAAGGGTTGGAAAATGGTTTTTGTATACACAACAAAATCAAACAGAGACAGTTGCATTTGAAACAAATATTGCTGCTGGTTCGATTTTAAGAATTGGTCATATCGTAGGAATTGCAGATAGAGTTAAAAGTTCTACGAGAAGAGGAGGCATACTTAAAACTGCTACAGTTTCACAAATAACCATAGACAATGCTGATGTTACAAATCTACCTGACCTTACCGATACACCAGAAATAAGTTGTCTTTTAGCTGATGGCACTGTTGTAACAAAAACAATACAATCTTATGCCAGCGGAAATAAAATAAATATTACTCCAAATTTTAATGCTAATAATTTGCCAGTAGAAAATAGTCCATACGTTTTAGAGTCTGGCGATTTGCCTGTTCAGGCTTTTAGAATTTTAAATATCAAAGAAAATAAGAAAAAAACTTTTTCGATTACAGCTGTAAATTTCAATGAAAATAAATACGTAACAGTAGAAGATGGCGAGCAACTACCAGCAAAAAATATCAATTTATTAACTAGCTTGTTACCATCACCACAAATAGTTGACGCATCAGACGGAACTAAAGCAATACAAGAAAAAATTGTTCTAAATAATAACAGACCAGTTCCAAAATTATTTATAGATTGGGAATCAGTTGAGGGTGCGTCTGGCTATCAATTAATTTATATAAAAGACAACGAAAATCCTATTGTTGTTAATACTCAGCAATCTGAATATGAAATCTTGCCGTCTGAGGCTGGTAATTATGTTATTCAGCTATATACGATTAACAGTAATGGAGAAAGAAGTGCTAGTCCTACAGAAACAAGTGTTGATACTGTTGGGTTAACAGCTGCACCAGAAAATCCTACAAATTTACAAATCGAACCTATAAATAATGCTCAAGTAAAATTAACTTGGGATAAAACAACTAGCCTAGACGTTGAATTTGGTGGAAGATGTATTGTTAGGCATACACCAAACGCTATAGGGTCAGCAACTTTTGCTAACTCTACCGATCTAAATGAAAACATAAATGGAGCTACAAACGAGGCGATCTTACCAGCTTTAACAGGAACTTATTCTTTAAAATTTGCTGATGTAGGTAATAGAGTTTCTGCAACTGAGGCTAAAGTTGAATTAAGTCTTCCAGAAATCGCTGACGAAGTACAAATAATACAACAAAGAGAAAATCCTAATTTTACTGGTAATAAACCTAGTAACCATTTAGCAGTTGTATCTAGTGCCTTGCAACTTGCAAATCCAGCATCGAGTCTTACAGGAACTTATGAATTTGCTTCAGTATTTGATTTAAGTTCTGTTTTCACAAACGTAAGAATACAAAGACATATAAAAAGCGAGGGGTTTTTTGTATCAGACCAATTTGATTCCATACCAGATTTAGATGCACGACTAAATTTTGATGGTGCTGGAAGTGATCGTTTGAAACAAAAATTACAAATCCAAACATCACAAGATAATTCAAGTTTTACAGCTTTACAAAATCTTACTAATAGTTCATTTAGTGCTAGAGCTTTTAAGTTTCTTGCGAACATAATTTCTGTTGATGTAAATGAAAATATAAAATTTCTAGAATTAGGCTTCGATGCTTTTTTGCCATCAAGAACTGAAAACAAATATCAATCAGGTGGTAATATTGTTTCTGCTGCACAGCAATCTGGAACCTCATCAAGTGGAAAAGCTGTTGTCTTTGGTAAGCCATTTTTTGTAGGTAATAGCAGTACTATTGGAGGTGCAGATGCTTTTAAGCCATCTATTGTAATTTCCCCAGAAGATATGCCAAGCGGAGGATTTTATGTTCTTAGTGCTATTTCTGGAACAGGGTTTACAATATTGTTTAAGAACTCATCTAATCAACCTATAGATGTGAAATTTACATTCCAAGCGTTAGGATATGGCAAGGGGGTTTAATTAATGGCAAGAGTTAATAGCGATTTTAAAGAAACAGGGAGTAATTTTTCTCCTGATAATGGAACTGGTGCTGATGTAAGAACAGCAATGAAAGATATTTTTGAATCTCTCAGAACTGTTAATAGTGCTTCAGGAGACCCTTCAGGTGCTGCAAATTTAGCGCCTTATCAAATTCACATAAATACATCAAACGCTGGTTCAGGTGAAGCATTATTAAAAATTTATAATGGAAGTGGTTTTGTAACTTTAGGAAATGTATTAGAAACTAATTTTGGATTTCTAGAAAAATCAGGAGGAACACTTACTGGCGTGCTAAGTACGTCTGCTGGAACAGAATCTGCACCAGCTATTAATTTTGGAGATAGTAATACAGGTTTATTTAAAACAGGCTCTAATCAGATAGGTTTAACTTTTGCTGGCTCAGAAAAAATAATATTAGATCAAAACGGAGTTACCTTACAGGCTCAATCTGATTTAAGATTTGCAGATTCTGATAGCAGTAATTATATTGCTTTACAAGCGCCTGCAACTGTATCAAGTAATGTAACTCTTACTTTGCCTGCTACAGATTCTCCTGTTAGTGGCTACGCTTTAATATCTAATGGTTCTGGAACATTAAGTTGGGGAGAAGCTGGCGGTGGTGCAGCTGGAACAGGTAGTGATGAAATATTCTGGGAAAACGACCAAACTATAACTGGTGATTACAGCATAACAAATGGTAAAAATGCTGGCAGCTTTGGTCCAATTACTATACAATCAGGGGTAACTGTCACTGTAGGCAGTGGTGAAACTTGGTCAGTTGTTTGATTTATGAGTACTTTATCTGTCGGCACCATTAAAAGTATAAGCAGTTCTGCACCAGTATTTCAGAACAGTTCTGGAACTGAAAAAGGACAACTAGCTAAAGTATGGATTAACTTCAAAGGTAGTGGTACAACATCTATTAGAGATTCTTTTAATGTTAGTTCATTAGTTGATAACGGAACAGGGGATTACACAGTTAACTTCACTAATTCAATGTCCAATGCTAATTATTGTTCTACAGGTATGTGTACTTATCTAATGGGTCAAGTAGCAAGATATAGGATTATTTCAGGATACGTATGGAATACAGGCAGCCATAGGGTAGTAACTGGTTATAGAGACACTTTTACAGCCAATCACGAAGTAGTTGGCGTACTTATATTTGGAGATAACTAATGTCAACACTTAAAGTAGATAATATTGAAAACAGAACAGGGTCTTCATCTTCTACAACACCAGATTTAATATCAGGAAGAATTACAGCGTCAGCTTGCGTAGATGCTACTGGTACTGTTGGTTTTCGTAAATCTTTTAATTTTTCTAGCGTTGTCGATCATGGGGTAGGTAATTTTGAACTGAATTTTACTACAGCCTGTTCGCATATAAATTATTCATACTCTGGTAATTCTATGAAAGGAGATACAAATAATGATGGAAATATGCACTTACAATTAGGAGGTGGTAATACACAAATCCAAAAATTTACTACAGGGTTCCGTGCAAGATGTAAAGTTGCATCTAATAATGCTAGTAACGACCCTGAGCATTTTGAAGTTATTGTTTGTCAAACAGATTAAACTATGTCAACTCTAAAAGTAAACACAATTCAAGATACCAGCGGTTCAAATAGTTCAACTGCTGCAGAGATAAGTCAAGGAAGAGCCAAAGTTTGGATTAACTTTCAAGGGTCAGGTACTGCTACTATTTTGCAATCTTATAATGTGAGTTCGCTTACTGATAATGGCACAGGTAATTATACTATTAACTACTCTAGTTCTTTAGCTAATGCTAATGGCGCATCGCTTCTACAATTTGGTAGGGCAGATAGTAACTCTATATCTCACGTCCCTACAGGAGTAACTGCGAGCGCTAGTAGTCTACGTTTTAGAAATACCTATAGCTGGTCTGGAGGTGGTGCAAACACTGTAGATGTCACTAGAGGTTATGTTGCTGTTTTTAATGTCTAATAGTAATATAAAAGAAAAACTATTATGCCTAATTCTGATAAAAGATTTATCTACGACAATGGCGAAGGTGGAATCTGCATTGTTGTTCCAGCAGATGAATGCCCTTTAACCTTAGATCAAATCAGAGATAAAGATTGCCCTAGCGGTAAGACAGTTTATACTGTAGACAAATCTGATATTCCTACAGATAGGAGTTTCAGAGATGCTTGGACTTATACGGAGTAAATCATGGGATTTGGTATTGACATGGCGAAAGCCAGAGAAATTCACAAAACAAATATAAGAATGGCAAGAGAACCAAAACTTGCAGAGCTTGATGTTGAATTTCAAAAAGCATTGGAGACAGGTGCTTCTACTACAGATATTGTTGCTAAAAAACAAGCGTTAAGAGATGCACCAGCTGATTCAGGCATAGCAGCAGCTTCAGATGCAGCAGCACTCAAAGCACAATGGAAAACTGATATACTAGGCTCATCTCCTTATAGTTAAATGGCCATAATTGCTGGTACTTATGATTTTACTGTTCAAAGAAGAGCAGATCATTTTGAACCTATAAGACTTACAGATGGCAATGACGACCCTATAAATTTAACAGGATTTACTATTGCTGCCCAAGTATGGGATAAAGCTAGAACTGGTAAATATGCAGATTTTAATATTACATACACTAATAGAACTAATGGCGAATTTAAAATGAGTCTCACACATACACAGACTCAGCAATTTACAGCTAACGAATTAGTCTACGATGTTTTAATTTTAAACGCTTCAAACGAGCGTGAATATTATTTAGAGGGTAATATATTTGTAAGCGAGGGTTACACTACTATCTAATGTCAAATATTAATATCACACAAAATAAAAATACTGTAACTGTTAATGGCGAAACTCGAGTTGTAACAGTAAAAACAGCTGGTACGCAGGGACCAAGAGGAGAAGGATTTGATATTCTTTTAGAACATTCCGATAAAGTTGATAATTCAGTTATGTACTATAACGCAAGTAGTGGTAAGCTAAAGCTAGATTCAACAACTACCAAGACAACACTGGTTAATGGAGGTAATTTCTAGAAATGTCTAACACTATCCGTATTAAAAAAAGAGCATCTAGTGGAAGTGCTGGCGCACCTTCAAGTTTATCCCCATCTGAATTAGCGTTTAATGAAAACGATTTAAAACTATATTATGGTTTTGGCGATGACGGCAATACTCCACCCGCTGCTAGTTCGATTATTACTATTGGCGGTGCTGGTGCCTTTTTTAACAAAACAGATAGTAGAACTGCAAATACGATATTAGCTGCGCCTAATGGAAGTAATGGCGCACCAACATTTAGAAGTTTAGTTGCTGCTGATATTCCGAGCATAGCGCATACCAAGATCAGTGATTTTGATACAGGAGTTAGAACAAATCGTTTAAATGAAATGACAGCACCTAATGGTGCAGTTAGTTTTGCAAGTCAAAAAATTACAAATTTAGCTGACCCTACGGCAGATGCAGATGCAGCCAACAAAGGCTATGTAGACGGAGTAGCGCAAGGTTTAGATATAAAAGATTCTTGTACTGCTGCTACTACTGCAAATATTACAATTTCTACTGCATTAAATAATGGAGACACTTTAGACGGAGTCACTCTTTCTACGAATGATCGAGTATTAGTTAAAAATCAAAACACAGCTTCAGAAAATGGTATTTACAAAGTCGGGAGTTCGCCAGCTAGAGTTGATGACTTAGCTGCGGGTGCAGATGCTGCGGGTGCTTTTACTTTCGTAGAGCAAGGAACTGTTAACGGAGATAATGCATTCGTTTGTAGTTCTGATAAAGGGTCAGCGGTTGTTGGTACTAATAACCTTACCTTTGTTCAGTTTTCAGGTGCGGGTCAAGTTATTGCTGGTAATGGTATAGACAAGTCAGGTAACGAATTATCTGTTGATCTCAAATCTAATGGCGGTCTAGTAATTGAATCTACTGAAATTGCTGTAAACCTTTCTGCTAGTTCTATAACAGGAACTTTAGCGGTATCTGACGGTGGTACAGGAAGCACCACAGCATCAGGAAGTAGGACAAATTTAGGTCTAGTGATCGGTACTGACGTAGAACCGCACTCAGACAAGCTAACAGAGTTAGCGACGATGAACCAAAATACTGCTAGTGCTTTAGCAGATTTAACAAATACAGAGGTTCAGATTCTAGATGGAGCTACTGTTACGACAGCACAGTTAAACAGATTAGATGCGACATCTAGCGTACAGACTCAACTAAATAATAAACAGCCATTAGATGCTGACCTTACTGCTTTATCTAGTTGTCAATCTGGTGCTGCTGCTGCATTAGCTTTATTAACATCTACTGAAGTTGCAATCCTCGACGGAGCAACAGTTACAACTGCTGAATTAAATAAATTAGATGGTGTAACAGCGACAACTTCTGAAATAAATATCTTAGACGGAGTTACATCTACTGCCTCTGAAATTAATGTATTAGACGGAATTACATCAACAACTTCAGAGTTGAATATTGTAGATGGCAATACTTCAGCGACATCAACAACTTTAGCTACTGCAGATCGTTTTGTTTGTAATGATAATGGCACTATGAAACAAGTAGCATTGAGTGACTTGGTTACATTTCTTGAAGATGGTTCTACGAGTGGTTTCGATGTTAATGGGGGAACCTACTAGAAATTAATTTTTAAGGAGGTGACCTTATGGCAAATACAATTAGACTTAAAAGAGGAAGCGGTAGTGACCCAAGTGCTAGTGATTTAGTTGTAGGCGAATTAGCAATAAGAACCGATTCTGGTAAAATTTTTACAAAAAAAGATAATGGTTCTGTAGCTGAAATATCTGGTAGTGGTGGTGGTATAGAT